TTGCAGTTAAAACAACAACTTGCAAGTGCTGAAATGTGTTATCCACCGATGATCGGTGTCTAATACCGAGTTAGACACCAAGCCTTTGTTTCGCAATCTCAAAATATCCTGCATCTTTTTCAATGCCAATAAAGTTACGGCCTGTGTTTTTGCAAGCAACCCCAGTTATGCCGCTACCCATTGTAAAATCCAAAACTGTCTCGCCTTCTTGCGTGTAGGTTTTGATTAGGTACTCCATCAAGGCAACTGGTTTTTGAGTTGGGTGTAATCCTCGCCCGTCTCTACAGTTAAATCGAATCTGACTTGTAGGGTGTTTTTCGTCATAAGTCTTACCCGACTCACCAAAAGCCTTTGAAGCCTCAGTTTGGGCTATTGGTATTGCCCGACTTTGCTTATTGCCTCCTTTTTTAATTGGTACATCACGCTTAACCATTTGGGGGTAATATAAAGGTTGCGCCCCAGTTTTAGTAAACACAACGACATCCTCGTGGTCTTTCAGAGGTTGTCTTTTAGCTTGCACAAAGTTTGCGGCAAAGCACTTGTCCCATACCCAGCAAAACGCAAACCCCTTCATATTGCTAGCAATTAATGTAGTGGTGAATGGCTGGCTTGCAGTCATAACAATAGCCCCATTAGGCTTAATCACCCGCTTCAACTGCTCCCACATCGGTTCTAGCGGAATAATTGAATCCCACTTACAGGCGGTTGTGCCAATTCAGCCGTAGGGTGGATCGCATAACACTAGGTCTATAGAGCCATCTGGGATATATTTCATAACCTCAAGACAATCTCCATGAACCAACGTGTTAGGCAATACGCACCCTACGGGCTGTACCTCCTTCTCGTTAGTGATAGTAAACATTAAATAAAATACTCCTGTATGTTTAGCTTTAAATTATTCCACTCTGTTTGTGTCATATCGTTTTTGCACCTATTTTCAAACCACGACAAAAACTGCAAGTTTTCTATATCATTAGTTCCTCCTTTTGCTTTTGGTGTTATGTGGTCTAGTGATGGCTTTTTGTATTTTTCTTCGCCGCTGTTGATCCATCTTTCATAAATTCCATTAAATTGATCGTCATCATAAAACCTTTCTATATAGCTCTTATACCATGCAGATGAAACATCCCATCTTCCTGAGCGATTTGTAATTACATCATTTAATGTCTTTAATTTATGAAAATCCTTAAACTGCATTAACCATTCAACTGACACATCAAACCGCAAGTGAGTAGCCATATTGTTATAATTTCTCTCAATATCGCAATTAAATTTTTTAACTCCTCTTAGGTTCTTTGGCTTTCTAGTTTGTACGTCATTTTCCTTCAATACTCTTGATATTAGCTTGTGATTAGTACCTAGCTTATCCGCTATAGAGCGCATTGAATCGCCTTTTTTGTACAATTCAACTATTAAATCCACATCCATATTTTAACCCAATCGCATTATGATATGTTGATTATACCACTGTTGCGCTATGGGACAAGTAAAAATCATATCAACACTGCCGTCAGGTATCTCTTTCATACGCTCTAAACAATCGCCAAGCATTAGATTCATCTTCACCTTCCAGTGTCTAACTCTGCATCAAAACGATAAAGCCCCAGCTAACTGTGTAGGTTCGCTTTTGCTAGGCTTTACGGCTTATGCGTTGGTAGTTAGGCACTTATTTGTTTATCGCCAATAGCTTTTTTAATCGCTAAAACAACTTCCTCATTGCCAATAATTTCAGCGTCTTTTATCGCAATGTTTAATGCTTTTACATTTAGCGATAATTTCACTGTAACTAGCCCGCGCGGATTTAGCTCGCCAAACTCAATTTTAGTAATTCCTTTTATAAAATTGTCGTTGATTTTTACGGTAGTCCCGATAGCTGTACCGTCAGAAACTATGGTTACATCACTCATCATTCACCTCACATTAAAATAGTTTAATACCGTCAACGTGCCTAACTCTCATTCAAGCCGACACTAACCTAGCCTTGCTTTGCAATAAATCAGGGTGGTGCGGCTTAATTTAATCAGTTATAACCTTACGCATCACATCGGGCAGGTTCTTTGCTGCACATCTCTATAAACACATCCATTGCATCATCGGTATTAAGAAATAGCACTTCTTCACCTGCCGCCCTTGCAAACGCTAAAGCCTTTTTGCCTTCTTCGGTTTGTGCATGTTCAAACGTAATAGCGTTGCCTTCGCCATTTGCGTATTTAATGATGTACGTTCTATTGCTTGGGTTTTGGTTATCATCATCGCGCAGTTCAAGCATGGCTGCGTGTGCCTTTGCTATATCAACCATTTCAAAGGCGTTATCGGACTCAAAAGTAATATACTCATAGTCTTTTTCAGTTGTAAGGCTTACCTCTATATTGCACTCAAAGCCTATAATTTCAGATTCGTAATCATGCTCAATCTCATGTTTTGCGCTAACCCAAGCAACGCGAAAATAAGGGCTTAAGTGTCCGATTATGTCGCCAAGTGCTTCTTCGTCATTATCAATGCAAGCCTGCTCTATTTGCCACAGTTCTTCGCTTAACTCGCTTTTCGCTAAAGCCTGTTCTTTGCGTTCTTCAAAGTTACCGCGTTGTTTCGCCTGTCCCATAAATACCTCTTAATACCGTTAACGGTTATAACTCACGTTTAAGTCGGATAAGCACCCAGCCGACAGTGTAGGTTTTTATAGCGGTGAAGTGCTTACCGCTTAACTTTTAGTTATGCGTCAACTAATTCACTATCGTTACATCACCTGTTTTCTTTACAAAAAGTCATATATTTATGGTAGTTTCCGCCACTCCAGTAATCATGAAAAGTTTTTTCGCATAAAATAGCATGAATTAACGCCTCTTTTAATGTTGCATAACCTTTTACTTCATTAACTTGGCAAGTGGCCTCGCTGCTATCAAGATTCGGAGTATCAAAAGCAACTTTATATTCGCTAGTGAATGAAAAAATAGCATAATGTCCATCATGATGTTTTTTTGCGTGAATCTCTACCAACTTAATCAACTCACTAACATCAAAAGAATTAAGTATATTTTCAATATTTATCATAAAAGTCTCCAGTTTACGCATAACTCAGCAATCAATCGCGATAAACACCCAGCCATTTATCGCTTATTTGCTTAAATCTTGAGTCTCGTGTTAATGTTTAGTTTGTTGTGGGTGTTTACGCCTTATTGCTAGGACGTTAGACGCTTATAAACTTAGACCAATATCTTGTAGTCCGCCATACTCCATTAACAATCTATCAAGCGAACTTTGCTTGTTATTCATCCATTTGCCGTTCTTGCCAACAACATCAGTAAATGGTGAATAATCAGGACTTACATTAAAGCGTAAATACGCAGGGTCAACAGTCATTGTGCTTAAAGAGCCGTGTTGTAAACCACGACGGTATGATTTTTCAGAAATACGCGCCATTATTTTTAGAAGTTTCTTTTTTAAAGCTTTATCCATTGCCAAAAACTCACCATGTTTTAGCCCATACACAATGGAATGGGGAGAAAAAACCTCAATATCATCAATCATCGTATGCCTCGCTTTCTAACTCTACGTCAAGTGCGACAAATACCCAGCCGACAATGGCTTATCTTTTGACGTTTGTGATTACAGTTTTCTGCGTACAAAGGCGCGGGTATTTGCGCCTTACGCACTTAGTTAGATGTTACTACCAAGCACCACCATGCTTTGCTCTTTTGTAGTATTTAAAGAGCTTTTTACGCAGGCTAACCTTGCTCCGTTTTTTATTCGGCGTTGGCTTTAAAGCATCTTTGTAATGTGAGCAAGCCATACACGCATCAATATGAGCATCGCCAACAAACCACATATACCAATTACCTTGTTTTTTCATCATTCACCTCATCGTTAAAATTAAACACATCTAACTCTCATTCAAGCCGACACTAACCTAGCCTTGTTTTGTAATAAGTCAGGGGTGGTGCGGCTTAATTTAATCAGTTAGATACTATTACCCATTAGTTTTGTAGAAGCCGTGTGTAAATCCCAACCTCTACTGACTCTTTTATGAAAAGCCGAATAACTAATGCTATTATCAGAAGCAATAATAGCTGCTTTTTTTATTTCTAAAGCCTTTTCACGTTTTGTTTTTATTATTTGCACAGCATCACATACAGTTAAATCAAGTCCAAGCTGTTTAATTAACGCACGAGCTTGAATCTTTATATTAGATTCAGCTTTTGTTATCCGCTTTTTAGCACTCATTTTTCAATCTCCATTCACACGCAAAGACTGTGCATAAAACCGCATATCTTCAATCATCTTAAATCTAACATCTTGAGAGCCGTGAATTTTTTCATACTCTCCTTTTTTTCTAAAGTTACTAGATTCAAAAGAAATATACTCTTGAAGCATATCAGCAGTTTTTAGAATTTGAATTTTCAGCTTTTCAGCTTTTATAAGTTGTTTTTTATCTGTTGTGGTAATTGTTTTTTCACTCATGTCATCACCTGTATCTAACTCACGCTTCAACAACGACAAGCACCCAATCGCCTACGCAAGTTCTATTGTTTGTGAAGTGCTTGCGCGTTATGCGCTGTAGTTATACACCACGCTTATTCCATCGCAAAATAGCAAGGTCTATATAAGCACCAGTCCCACGTTCATCGGCTTCTCTTATTCCATCATTCACTTTTGGCTTAACTCCACATTCCTTGTTGTCACAATAAACCATGCCCCATGCTCCGCCTTCTTTGTCG